AAGAAATGCAAATATAGAAAGATTACCACAATCAGAAACAATATTAGCATCAGAAACTGAAACTAGATTAGTATCAAGTAACACTTCAGAAAACAGAACAACAACAAGTCAAAGATGGGTTGATCCATTAGCACAATCATTTGAAGTTGCAGATAGAAATGGAGTATTCATAACAAAATGTGATATTTTCTTCAAAACAAAAGACACTAAAGGAGTTCCGGTAACTCTTCAAATTAGATCTATGAGGGATGGGACTCCAACTCAAGAAATTCTTCCTTTTGGTGAAATCGTATTGAATACAAGTGATGTAAACATTTCTGAAGATGGAACTGTCCCCACTACATTCACATTCCCATCTCCAATTTACCTTGAATCAGTAGGTAGTGGATATGCAATTGTATTAGTTTCATCTTCAAATGAATATAATGTTTGGATTTCTAGAATGGGTGAAACTGATATTTCTACAATTGACAAACCAGATTCTGAGAAAATAATTGTTTCCCAACAACCAACTCTTGGGTCTTTATTTAAATCACAAAATGGTTCTACTTGGGAACCAAGTCAATTAGAAGATTTGAAATTTACTTTATATAGAGCAGATTTTGTAACTTCACCAGCATCAATTAGATTTTACAATCCAGAGTTGGCAGTTGGAAACAATCAAATAATTTCACTAAGACCAAATCCAATCAATACAAATTCAAATTCTGCATTGATTGGAATCGGAACGAGTTTATCTCCAGTTCAACAAAGTTCTTTGGTTATCGGAAATACAATAAGTCAAACAACCAATACTAATTTTACTGGAAAGTTAAAATCACTTGTTGGTGCAGTCGGGATTAATTCTGAATTGACTTTAACAAATACAGGAATGGGTTTTACTAGTGGACCCAAATTATATTCTAATATAAATTTAAAAACACTTACTGGATTTGGAAATAATGCCAAGGTAAATCTTTTTGTATCTGGCGGAGTTGCAGTTGCAGCAACAGTAACTGATGGTGGTTCTGGATATAAAATTGGAGATACACTGACTGTAAATTCTTCTGATACAGACGGATTCGGAAAAAATTTAATTCTGACGATTCCAAATAGTTCTGGAATTATTTCTTCCTTTAATTCAATTATTGTTGATAACATTCAAGGAAAAGTAAATACTTCTGGTTCGTATTCATTAACAAATAATGGATCAGAAATAACTAATGCAACAGCAACTAGTTCTATAGAATTGACAAATGGTTTATATTTTAAAGTAAATCATAATAATCACGGAATGTATGCAGCAAATAATCAAGTAATTTTAAGTGGAATTGAATCCGATTATTCACCAGAAACTTTAGTTAGTGATTATTCTGCCACATCTACTGATAATATTGTAGTTTCTTCTGGTTCTATTTTTTCTACTTTTGAAAATGTTGGTGTTGCATCAACAAATCCAGGATATATTTTAATTGATCAAGAAATTATTAAATATACTGGAGTTTCTGGAAATTCATTAACTGGAATAACAGGAAACAGAGGAATAGATGGAACAATACCAACTTTACATAAAGCAAAATCTTTAGTATTTAAATATGAAATGAATGGCATTTCATTGAGAAGAATTAATAAAACACATACATTCACTGATGTTGATGTGAGTAATTATCCAATTGAAATGGATTCTTATTATTTAAAAATTGATACATCGTCAAAAACTGGAACAGACAGAACTACTGGAAGTGCTGTTGGTCCAGAACTATTCTTCAACCAATCAAAATCTTGTGGTTCTTATCTAACAAATACTCCACAACTGAATTCAATAAATGGACAAAAGGCAACGCAAAATTTAGTATTTAATAGTATTAGGCCAAACATAGTCACAATGTTACCAGACACAACTTCAATTTCTGCAAAATTGAGAACAACATCTGCGACTAGTGTAAATGGAAATGAATTATCATTTATTGATTCTGGTTTTACTGATATTTCTTTAAACTCAAATAATGAATTTAATTCTTTAAAAATGATTTGCTCTAAGGTCAATGAAGAGTTTTATTTGAGTTCTTTACCTGGAAATAAATCGTTGACTATAGAAATGTCCTTACAGACCAAGGATTCTAAAGTTTCTCCTGTGATTGATTTTGATCGTGTAAGTTTAATTACTACTATGAATAGGATTGATACTCCAATTAAAAATTATTTAACTGACCCAAGAGTTAATCAATTAACTGGTGATCCAAATTCAGCAATTTACTTATCAAAAATAGTAAAGTTAGAGAAATCATCAGACAACTTAAAAGTTTTATTTGATGCATACAGACATCAATCTAATGATATTAGAGTTCTTTATCGTTTATTCAGAAATGATACTCCAGACGAACAACAAATATTTGAGTTTTTCCCAGGATATGATAATTTAGATCAAAATGGTAATATCGTAGATTCATCTAAAAATAATGGAAGACCAGATAGATTTGTGCAATCATCTAATACCATAAATGATTATGGAAATTATGAATTCACCGCAAAAAATTTGCCTTTATTTAATGGATTTCAAATTAAAATTATTATGACAGGAACAAATCAAGCACAAGTTCCTTATATTAAAGACCTTCGTATTATTGCAACAATATGATACCAGTAGAAGGACATAAAGGACTCTATAGAGATGAGACCACTAATGCAATTGTAAATTGTAATGACTATCAGTATCAAGAATATATAAAATTGAAAAATGAATCTTTGAGTGAAAAAGAAGAAATTGAAAATTTAAAAAATGAATTGTCAGAAGTTAAGAAATTGCTGAAAGATTTAATAAACAATCATTCATAAATACTATAAAATAAAAGTTTTTTAATATAATGTCTATATACGTAGTCAATATAGTAATTCCTTCTGGTTCTGATTTTAGTGAATCATTTTTTCTTGAAAGTGATGAATCAGATTCTGCTTTTAATTTGACTAACTATAGTGTGTATTCAATGATCAAAAAAAGTCCATTATCTCTGACAACAGCAGCAAATTTCAATGCTTCTATTGTCTCCCCTCCAACTCAAGGTCAAATAATCATTTCTTTGGGATCTAGTATTACTGCATCGTTAAAACCAGGAAGATATTCTTATGATGTTTTAATAAAAAATAATTCATCAGGATTAAAAACTAGAGTTATTGAAGGAAGTGCTTTAGTTACAGCAGGAATTACAACAACGGTGTAAAAAATGGCTCAACCATCAACAAGGCAGGGATTAATTGATTATTGTTTGAGAAAACTGGGATATCCAGTTTTGGAAATAAACGTTGATGAAGATCAAATTGATGATTTGGTTGACGATGCAATTCAATATTTTAATGAAAGGCATTTTGATGGAATAGAAAGAGTATATTTAAAACACAAATTAACTCCCGAAGAAAAAACCACAATAAGAACAGGAGTTTCTACAACCACTGCAACTAGTGGTGTTGGAATTACAGCAATTTCTTTTCAGGAATCAAATAATTTTATAAAATTACCAGATACTGTAATTGGAGTATTTAATGTCTTTAAATCAGATGCAAATACAATATCCAGTGGGTTGTTTAATATAAAATATCAGTTATTTTTGAATGATTTATATTATTTTGGAGCATTGGACCTGTTAAATTATGCAATGGTAAAAACTCATCTTGAAGATATTAGTAGAATTATCACTCCAGATGTTCAATTGAGATTCAATAAAAAACAACACAGATTATATTTGGATATTGATTGGGCTATGGTTAATGAAAATAGTTATATTATTATTGATTGCTTTAGAATTGTTGATCCATCAGATTTTCCAAAAGTTTACAATGACTGGTGGATAAAAAAATATTTAACTGCACTCATTAAAAGGCAGTGGGGTCAAAATCTCATTAAATTTAATGGTGTCCAACTTCCAGGCGGAATTACTTTAAATGGAAGACAAATTTATGATGATGCAATTTTGGAAATAGAAAAACTTGAAGAAAAACTTCATAATGAATATGAATTACCACCAATGGATATGATCGGATAATGTCACCATTAAATCCTTATTTCTTACACGGTTCATCAAGTGAACAAAGACTTGTCCAAGACTTAATCAATGAGCAATTGAGAATGTATGGTCAAGATGTTGTTTATATGCCAAGAAAATTAATTAATGAAAAATCTATCATTAAAGAGGCAATTGTTTCTAAGTTTGATGATAGTTTTAGAATAGAAGCATATGTAATGAATTTTGAAGGTTTTGGGGGACAAGGTGATATTTTAAGTAAATTTGGAGTAAGAACAACGGATGAATTAAATTTAATCATATCAAAAGAAAGATATGAAGATTTTATTTCCCCATTTTTGGTTTCAGATCAAAAAGTAAAAGTTGCTACAAGACCACAAGAAGGAGACCTTATTTATTTTCCTCTTGATAATTCTTTGTTTGAAATTAAATATGTAGAAGGAAAACAACCATTTTATCAATTGAATAATTTATATGTTTATCAATTGAAGTGTGAGATATTTGAATATGAAGATGAAAACATTTCAACAACAATTGAAGAAATTGATAAATCTGTTCAAGAGTTTGGGTATATTCAAACAATTACAATGGTAAGTTCCGGTGCAACTGCTGCATCTGCAAGTATTTCAAATTTACCATCACCAAGTTCTCTTCAATATATTGATCTAATTAATGATGGAACTGGGTATTTGACAACTCCAACAATTCGTATTGAAAAAGCACCTGTTGGTGGAACAGACGCATCAGCAGTTGCAATTATGACATATAGACCACCAAGAAATGGTAGCTCTATAGATAAAATTTTACTCATAAATCCTGGAGCAGGATATACAGTACCACCAAAAGTTGAAATATTAAGTGATACTGGAACTGGTGGAATCGCAACAGCAGTCATTTCTAATGGTTCTCTTGGACAAATATCAATATTAACTAATGGATCTGGATATTCTTCTGCACCAACTGTTTCAATATCTTCTGCACCTTCTGGTGGCACAAATGCAACTGCATTGGCATTTATAAATTCTTCCGGAATAGTTACAGCAATTAGGTATACAAATACCGGTGCTGGATACACTTCACTCCCATCTATTACATTGTCCTCTCCTGTTGGAACTTCCACTGGAAACTTTATATTTAATGAGTCAATCAGAGGAGTTTCTACAGGGACAACAGCATATGTTAAAGATTGGGATGCAGACACCAAAGTCCTTAAAGTTTCAATTGCAAATGGAAACTTTGCTCTTGGTGAATTAATAGTTGGTTCTAATGCAACTCATAAAGTATTTTCAATTCAATCTGATGATTTGTATGACCCATATGCTCAAAATACTGAAATAGAAAATGAATCAGATTCAATGTTAGACTTCTCTCAAAGAAATCCATTTGGTGATTACTAGTTATTAATTACTAAATAATTATAAAGTGTTTGATTATGTTAGGAAATTATAGTTATCACGAAATTATAAGAAAGACGGTTATATCTTTTGGTACGCTTTTTAATAATATTTTAATCAAACACGAAGAGCAAGATGGAACTGATTATAGTTTAATCAAAGTTCCCATTGCGTATGGACCAATACAGAAGTTTTTAGCAAGATTAGAACAGAAGCCAGACTTGAGAAAAAGAGTTGCATTGACTCTTCCTCGTATGTCTTTTGAATTAACTAGTATCAATTATGATGCAAGCAGAAAGGTATCTACGGTACAAACATTCAAAACATTAAATTCCGAGAATCAAAATAAAGCAAT